CCACGACGTTGTAGGGCGAGAGCGACGCGGCGGTCTGCATGATCGAGACGAGGCGGGGATCGATGGAGACAGTCTTGCCGTCGATGGACGCTGAGGAGCGGTATGTGCCGAGGCCCGAAATGGGGTGTTCATTGGTAGTGATGAATGTGCCCATGTTCTATCTTGCTTTCTAAGCCGGGACTGCCCATTTTTCCTGCAGTGGAGGACGGAATGCAGAAGCTTTTACTTATAGTCGGTCTGTTGCTGGTTTCGGCGCCCGCCGACGCGGCCGAGTGCGTTTTCAAAGCTTCCACCGGGTCCACGATAGAGTTCCGCGGCCCAGAAGGACAACGCTACGTGTTGATCGACGGAGAACGGTGCAGCTTCACCGATGCGACTTTTCATTGCGGATCTTCCTCGCGTCCATATGTCGGGCGCCCCGACGAAAGCCTCATCTACGACAATCGACTGTATCGCTCTACGGACGGATGCAGCGCTGGCCCCGATTGAGCCTTCGAGAGGAAATTCTACCCTCTTGCTCTAGAAATCTCAATCGGCTACCCTAAGATCGACGTAAGGCTGTGGTCGCGCACGGTGTGATGCTCTTGAGGAGCGCCCCGTGGCTCAGCCGACGCCATACTCCCGCCAGTACAATTTCACCAATTTCCAGGCGGTGAGCCCCAATTCGCCGCTGCCGGCGAATTACGTCGACCTCGAGCTCAACAGCGTCAAGGCGACGCTCGACGCCCTTCTCAACAACCTGAAGCTCATCCAGCGCGACGATACCGCGCTCGCCAACGGGACCGTCGGTTTCGACCAGCTCAAGGCCGAGTTGAACGGCTTCGGCTTCAACCCACCGACGACGTGGGCGACGAATAAGCAGTACGTCGTGCGCGACACGGTGTTCGAGGGCGCCGGCTTCTATCAGTGCCTGATTTCGCATGTTTCAGGCACCTTCGCCGATGATCTTACCGCTGGCGATTGGCAACTGGTGGCCGATTTCACCTCCGCGACGACCGACGCGGCGAACTCGGCCACTGCGGCGGCTGCATCGGCGACGACGGCGACGACCGAGGCCGGCACGGCGACCACCCAAGCGACCGCCGCGGCGAGTTCGGCCACTTCTGCAGCAACCTCAGCGAGTTCGGCTTCATCGAGCGCGTCGAGCGCCAGTTCGTCGGCAACTGCTGCGGCCACAAGCGCCACAAATGCTTCAAACTCGGCGAGTTCGGCTTCGTCGAGCGCCTCCAGCGCGTCGACCTCGGCCACCAATGCGGCCGCCTCCGCGACGGCTGCTGCGGAGTCGGCCCTGACGGTGTCTCCTGTCGAGGACCAGATCAACGCGGCGACCGAAACGTCGCTCGCGGACGCCGATGAGAGCGGCTGGCGCCAGGCGACGACCGGCAACCTCATCAAGCGGTCGTGGGCCAATCTCAAAACTATCGTCCAGACCGCGATCGACGACACGACGGCCGGCCATGTCCTAACCCCCGGAGCCTTTGGCTTCGGCGCCCCCGTTGCGTCTGAAACGCAGTCGATGACGATCCCCGGCAACGACTACAATCAGGCGTTGATCGCGGGCGTCTATGCCGGCGCCGGATCGTCTGCGGTGAACGGGCCGCCGAACTCAGAGAGCTTTGGGCCGCTGCTGGTCCTTCGTCGTTTCGGCACATCCATCATCCAAGTCGCTTTTTTTGGCGGGTCTTCCAACACGGTCGCCCTTTCTACTAGAGCTTCAAACGATGGTGGCTCGACGTGGTCGGCGTGGTCGAACGTCTATAACGACGCCATGTTCGGCCAGCAGCTTCTGCCGACCCCGAATTCATCCGACAGCACGACCGACCTTAACACTTTGACGACGCCAGGCTGGCAACCGCACTTGATGAACGGTGCAGCGCCAAATGCTTGGGGAGGAACGAATTATTGCTACGTCCTGACGCTGGTCTACAACGCCACGAACATCACGCAGATGGCCTTCGGATACGGGTCAGGCGGCGGCCAGACGGCGTGCTATATTCGTCAGAGGTTTAGCGGGACTTGGTCCGGCTGGGCGGAGATTTACACGTCGAGCACCGGCATTCCGTGGTCTGCCCTCCTCACTTCTCCGGTTCCATCGACCACGACTATGCCGGTCGGCTGGAGCGGGCAATGCACCGCGACCGCCTCCGTATCGAGCGGCGCCTCCACGGCCGGCTCAAATCTTAAGCCGAGCGGCAGTTCGGTTTCTCAATCCGGCACTTGGTTGAACCTGAGCGGCGGGACTATCGCCGCCTCCGGTGTGGGCCTTTTCGTGAGGACGGCATGAAGCTCATCACCGTAAAATCCGCCACCGCGACTGCCGTTACCGGCCTGACCGATTTCGACCTGACCGTCACGGACGCCGACGACGGGACTGGCGATCAGTACGACCTGCCGTTCACCTATCACGCCGACGACACGGCCGACATGGCGACGCAGGTTGCCGCGTGGCTCACGGCCAATCCGACCTTTCAAATCTCCCCCTACTCGGCCCCGGCGCCAACCGGTGATGACGTCGATGCCGAGCGCGATCGCCGCCGCTATCTCCAGATCAGCGTGACGACGAGCCCCACCGGCACCTTCCCGATCGACATGGACGCGATCTCGCAGCTCAACATCCAGGGAGTGGCCACGGCCGGTCTGTACCTGGCGAGCGCGGCGCCATCGCAGACGACCGTCTTCCGCGACGCCAACAACACCAACCACAACCTGCTGCCGAGCGAACTGATCGCCATGGGGCTCGGGGTGCAAGCCTATATCGGCAACCTCTACGCCAAGAGCTGGGCGCTCAAGGCTATGTCGCCGATCCCGGCCGACTTCACGGCCGATAGCTACTGGACCTGACGATGCCACGCTACCTCAAGGCCGTGCTGATCGGGGTCGACGTGCTGGGGAACGCCCTGCTCTGCGGGCGTCCCTACCAGACGATCTCGTGTCGGATCGGCGAGAGCATCAAGGCCGGCGGCTGGGCGGCCTCGGTCCCGTGGCCGGCATGGTGGCGGGCGCATTGCCTGGGCGCCATCTACGAGACGATCGTCTGATGAGGATGGCCGAGTCGACATCGGCGCTCGAACAGCGCGTCGCAGGCGCCCAGCGGCTGCTCGCCTTCGATGACGCGCGTCGGCACGTCGCCGACTTCATCTCGGTTATGATGCCGGATGACGAGTTCCCCGACGACGTCCGCAAGAGCCTCTATCAGCGCACCGCGCACGGCAACCTGCTCTGCACGCTGATCGAGGAGATGGAAGCCGGCACGCGCACCCGCACCGCCGTCTCGATCGCGCCCCAGCACGGCAAGACGCTGCATCTGTCGACCATGGGCCCGGCGTGGATTCTCGGCCGAAACCCGAAGGCGCGCATCGTCGTCGCCACCTATAACGAGGTGCGCGCCGGCGAGCTCGGCGAGGATTTCCGCAAGGTTATCGACTCGCCGGTGTTCAAGACCATCTTCCCCGGTGTCGAGCTCGCGACCGGCAGCAAGTCGAAGACCTCCATGCGGACGACCGCGGGCGGCCGCATCGTCTTCGTCGGCCGCGGCGGCACCGTCACCGGCCGTACCGCCGACTATTTCATCATCGACGACCCGATGAAGGACGATAGCGACATCTCGTCTCCGCTCGAGCGAGAGAAGATGTGGCGCTGGTTCTTCTCGGTCGCCTATTCGCGTGGCAGCAACCGCACCCGCATCCTGGTCCTGCATACCCGGTGGCACGTCGACGATCTCATCGGCCGGCTCTGCGACCCGAACCACCCGGAGCGCAACAAGCTCTACAAGACGATCTCGAAGGACTGGACCTATCTCAACCTGCCGGGCGTCATCACCAGCCCGAAGCTCGCCGACCTGCTCGGCCTGAAGCTGGAGAAGCCGGACCCGGTGCGCGACGAGCGCGTCATCGAAGCCTTCGGCACCGAGCCGATGGTCGCTCTTTGGGCCGAAGACAAGAACCTCAAGCACTTCGCGCAGTGGAAAATGGGCGAGCCCCGGTCGTTCGCGGCGCTCGTTATGGGCCAGCCCTCGATCGAGGATGGCGAGTTCTTCAACACCAAGGGGTTGCTCGAATACCGCATGGGGGAACTCCCATCGAACCTCAAATACTATGGGGCATCCGACCACGCCGTCAGCCAGAAGCAATACCGCGACTCCAGCGTGATCGGCTGCATTGGGGTCGACGAGAACGACGATATCTGGGTGCTGCCCGACGTCAAATGGGAGCAGATGCAGACCGATAAGATCGTCGAGGAAATGCTCCAGCAGTTCAAGGACCACGAGCCCTTGCTCTGGGGCATGGAGTCCGAGCTGATCAGCAAGTCTTTCGGGCCGTTCCTCTACAAGCGGATGACCGAGGAGCGCATCTACACGCCGATAATGGAGATGGCCACCTCCAAGGACAAGCCGACCAAGGCGCGGTCGATCCAGGGCCGTATCGCCATGGGAAAGGTTCATTTCCCGGCCGACGCGCCGTGGTGGCAGGCGGCCAAGAGCCAGATCCTGCAATTCCCCTACGGCGCGCACGACGACTTCGTCGACTGGCTGGCGACGTTCGGCCTCATGCTGATGCGTGAAGCGCGGCCTGGCGCGCAGATCGCCAACGACAATGCCCCCAATCCACGGTCGCTGCAGGGTATCCTGCAGAACGTCCGGCGTAATGCCGGCCGGCCGGCGCGCGAGAAAGCGAGTGCCAGCGGATGGTAAACTCCCTCTATAACCCGACGCCGGACCCCATCGAGGCCGCGGAACCTCAGCCGACGAACCTTGCCATGAAGATCGTCGACGCGAGCGCGGATGACTACGATCCGGCCGAATGCGCGCTCGTCACCGACTGGCTCGCCAAGATCGACGGTGCCGAGGAGTTCTGGAAGAAGCCCTTCAAGCAGATGAGGGAGAACGAGGAGTTCGCAGCCAAGGGCGCGAACAAGAAGTGGCTCGCCGACGGCTGCTACACGGTACCCATTCTCAACCGGCACATCAACACGTCGGTCAGCGCCCTCTACGCCCGCAATCCGACGGCGGCGGTCACCCGGCGCCAGCAGCTGATGTACACGCTATGGGATGGCCGGCAGGACAGTTTGCAGTCGGCCATGCAGTCGGCCGCCGAGATGGCCGATCCGGCGGCGGTGGCGGTCGTCCAGGAGGTCGCCGCGGCGGTCCAGAAAGACCTGATGCTCGACCGGATGGCCAAGACGCTCGAAATCACCTGGGAATATTTCCTCAACCAGCAGAGCTCGAACTACAAGCAGCAGCTGAAGGCGGCCGTGCGGCGGGCGAAGGTCTGCGGCGTCGCCTACGTCAAGCTCGTCTTCCAGCGGGCACTCCAGCTTCAGCCCGAGATCACTGCCAAGATCGAGGACACAACGTCCAAACTGGCCGAAATCCGGCTGCTCCAGGAGCACAAGAAAGACGGCGAGATCGATGACGATGCCGCTGAAGCGCTGAAGCTCGAAACACTCCTCGACGATCTCAAGCAGCAGGAATACGTCGTCCTGCGCGAAGGACCGGTTCTGGATTTCCCGAAGGCCGACCAGGTGCTGATCGACCCCGACGTCGTGCATCTGAAGAGCCTTGCCGGCGCGAACTGGATCGCCTTTCCCTACGAGAAGACCCGGCAGGAGGTGGAGAAGCTTTACAACGTCGACCTCGGCGAGAACTTCACCGACTACGTCGTCGACGGATCACGCAAAGCCCCGATCTCCTCCAAAAGCGGGAAGGAAAAGCCCAAGAAGATCAAGGTCTACGAGATTTGGGATAAGGAGAGCCAGCAGAAGCTGACGATCTGCCGGGGCTATGACCGTTTCCTCGAACTGCCCGCCGCGCCGCAGCCGCAGACGAGCCGTTTCTGGCCGCTGTTTCCGATCGTCTTCAACGAGGTCGAGAGCGACGAGATCATCATCCCACCATCCGATATCGAGCAGGCCAAAGATATCCAGATGGAATACAACCGGGAACGCGAGGGGTTGCGCCAGCACCGGATTGCCGCACGCCCCTATTACGTCGAGAACGGGCGCCTGTCCGAGGGCGACAAGGGCAAGCTCTCCAACCACCTCGACCATGAAGTGCTCACGATCAACGGACTTGCGCCGGGCGACGACATCGCCAAGGTGCTCATGCGCGGCCCGACAGTTCCGATCGACCCGAACCTCTACGACGTCGAGATGCACTACAAGGATCTGCAGCGCGTCGTCGGCACCCAGGATTCCGACCTCGGCGGCCCATCCGACGGAACCGCTACAGCGTCGTCGATCGCGGAAAACAGCCGTTCTTCGTCGAACGCCGACAATGTCGACGACCTCGACGAGATGCTGAGTGACCTGTCGCAGGCGGCCGGCGAGATGATGCTGATGGAACTCAGCAAGGATACCGTCATCGAGATTGCCGGGCCCGGCGCCGTGTGGCCCGACCACCCCGAGACGCGCACCGACGCGAGCAAGAACCTGCTGCTCGGTATCCAGATGGGCTCCAGCGGCCGCCCGAACCAGGCGGCCGACCTGGCCAAGCTCGAGCGCGCGACGCCGTTCCTCGTGCAGGTGCCCGGCATCAACCCGGCGCCGATCGCCCGCCGCTATGCCATGCTGCTCGATCTGCCGCTGGAAGACTTCATCGCCGAAGGGGCGCCGTCGATCATCTCGATCAACGCCATGTTGGCGGCGAAGGCTCAGGCGGACGCAAAGGCCGCCGCTGGCCAGCCGGTCGAGCAGCCCGGCGCCCCGCCACCCAATGGCCAGGTTCAGCCGCCCACCGGAAACCCGGCTACCGAACCGACGGCGCAGGGACCGCAGGGTGGCAACAATATCGCGGTCATGCCGTTGCAGCCGCCGGGGCCGCAGCCGGCCTACACCCCGCCGACACCCTATTGACTTCGATGTAGAGAAGAACGATACGAATAGAGCGCGATATCTCCATCTGCGCTCTAGAGGGATGTATGTCAGACTCGTCCACTGAAATCGAGCCGACCGCAAGCGAAGCTCCCGTCGTAGCTGCCGCGGATTCGACACCCGCACCGGTCGTAGCCGCGGAACCGACCCCCGCCGACAAGCCGATCAGCCTTATCGACGTCGTGTCGAAAGTGCTCGAACCGGCGCCCAAGCCAGGCGTAGACGCGGGGACGCCGACCGCAGCAACCGATCGTCCAAAGGACGGAACCGAAACTCAATCGAAGCCTCCCGAAGGCGCCGAGCCGGCCGACATTTCCGAAGAGGAAATGAAGCGGCTGTCCGGCAAAACCCAGGAGCGCATTCGGTGGCTCGCGGCTCAGAAGGCCGATCTGACGGGGAAGGTGGAAGCCGCAACCCGCGAGGTCGAGACTTACAAGCCGAAAGCGCAGGAACACGACAAGCTCGTCGGGTACCTCACCCGGCACGGGATCTCCAGTGATGAGGCGAACAACTCGCTCGAAATCACCCGGTTGATCAAAGGCGGCGATTACGCCGGCGCGCTCAAGGTGATGCAGCCGATCTATTCGGAATTGCAGCGCCGCGCCGGGGAAGTTCTTCCGCCCGATCTGCAGGAAGAGGTCCGGCTCGGCCATGTTCCGCACGACAGAGCCCTCGAGATTTCGCGAGCGCGTGCCAAAGAGGCAGCGGACGCGGAGCGCAACCGGGCTGCGGAGACGCAGCGGGCGACGGAAGGTCAGCAGCAGGCGTGGAAAGCCCACGTGGCTGGTGTCTCCAAGGCGGCGGATGATTGGGCCAAGGCGAAGGCCGGCAGCGATCCCGATTGGGACAAGAAGACCGCCGAAGTCACCGAGTTGCTGAAGCTCGATATCCTCGAAAACGGCTTTCCGAAGTCGAAAGAGGAAGCCATCCAGCGATCCGAGAAGGCCCTCGAACGGGTCAACGCGCGCTGGAAGTCGCTCCGCGGAGTGCCTGTGGAGATCAAGGCAGCAACAGGTGGTGGCAGGGCGTCTTCAACCCGCGACACGCCTCCGAAGTCGGCCCTGGAAGCCGTCAATCGGGCGCTTGGCGGGTAGCTTGAAAGCGCACTCTGATGCCCTTTACCGCTCTGGAACTTGAGAACGCCGCCAACGCGGTCATCGAGTTCAACTACAACACCCCGAACGTCCGCAGCCAGACGATTCAGGACAAGCCGCTGCTTCAGGCCATGATGGACCTGGAGAAGCCGTTCCCCGGTGGCAAGGACGAAATCACCTTCGCCATCAAGGGCACCTACACCACGACGATCTCCGGCTTCTCGGACAACGACGTGGTCGGCTACTCCAACCCGGCCAATATCAAGCGCGGCCGGGCGCAGTGGAAGCTGATCCACGCCGGCATCGAGATCACGATGCACGAGCTGCTCAAGGCTGGCATCTCGATCGACGAGAGCGCCGATGGCGATATCGACCGGGCGAAGCGGCACACCAATGCCGAAAAGGTCGCCCTCGTCGACATGCTGAAGGACAAGGTCGAAGACCTCATGGAGGGCACCGACCGCGGCATGAATCAGATGTTCTGGAAGGACGGCACCCAGGACTCCAAGCAGGTTCCGGGCGTCCTGTCCTTCGTGCTGGACGACCCGACGACTGCCGTCTCGGTGCTCGGCATCGACCAGTCGACGAACACCTGGTGGCGCAACATCGCCGTGCTGGGCATCGCGTCTTCGGACCCGACCCTGCAGGGCGTCGTCAACACGCTGCAGACGCAGTGGCGCCAGATTCGCCGCTACGGCGGCCGGCCGAACCTCGTGCTCTGCGGATCCGCCTGGCTGACCTGGATGGAGAAGGAACTCCGCGCCAAGGGCAACTACACCCTCGAGGGCTGGACGGCATCGAAGGCGACCGACGCCTCGATCGCCGACATCACCTTCAAGGGCGTGAAGTTCCAGTACGACCCGACGCTCGATGACCTGAGCCGCTCCAAGTACTGCTACGTCCTCGACACCAAGCACATCTACCCCATGGTGATCGAAGGCGAGAGCATGAAGAAGCACTCGCCCGAGCGTCCGGCCCAGCAGTACCTGTTCTACCGTGCCCTGACCTGGGTCGGCGGCCTCGTCTGCGACCAGCGCAACGCGCAGGCCGTGTTCTCCATCGCCTAATCCGACAGCGGCTGGTGCGCGAGCACCGGCCGTCTTCGGTTGCTCAGGAAAGGGCAACGAAATGACTGCTCAGATTGGTTTCGACACCATCACGGTTACGCCGTCGGCCGACGTGGCGACGAACGGCACGATCGACTTCACCTACCCCTCGGGCCGCGCCGAGGCGGACTACGCACAGTCGGGCGAAAGTCTTGTCTCGCACGGGCTGCAGACGCAGTTCGCCAAGGGGGCGAGCAATTTCTCGCTCTCCTATGCGTCGAGCAAGGTGACGCTGACCTATCTCGGCGCCACGAGCCTGCCGGCCGGCAAGACCATGACGCTGCAGCTGCCCCTCGCGGCGTACCAGCAGATCACCGACAACACCGGTGGCACGGCGGGCAATGCCCTCAGCGACGTCGGGTCGGCCTTCAGCCAGGCGACGCTCAACAACAACTTCGCCTCCCTCGCCCGGAAGGTGAACATGCTGATCGCCAACGCCGGGCTGTTCGACAAGATCCCGCACTAAGCGGCGATGAGAGCGGGCCCGGCGCCCGCTCTCTTTCCAATCCCACCAGGAGAGCGATATGCGCCTCTACAACTGCACGGTCCGGCTCGGCGGCTCCCTCTACAACGAGGTGCCGAAGACCGGCGTAACGGCGGCCGAAATCCTTCTGCTCCGCATCCTTCACGGCAACGACGGGGTGGCCAATATCGAGGAGGCCGGCAAGAACGCCGTCGGGCAGGCGCAGGAACGCGATCGTCTCGTCGAGATTTACGGTGCCGGCATCGCCTCGGCCCGCCAGCTGCGCGAGCTGCCCGAACAGGCGATCGTCGGCGTCTTCGGGCTCGGCTCGCGACTGCCGGACGAAATCCCGGGCGCGCCGAAGGCCAAGCCGAAGAAGAACGATCCGGCGCCGGCGCCTGTCGGCGACGACGAGTCCGACGACGAGTCCGACCCCGAGCCCGAAGACCCCGAGGAATAGCCAATGGCCCTCGGCGTGCAGTTCTCAGCGATCCTCGCCAACCTGCGCGCCGAGACACGCCGGTCCTCGGACGTTTCCGTCAACGTAGACGACAATGACAGCCTGAAGCGGTCGATCAACGGGGTCTACCGCACCCTGGCTCAGAATCACGATTGGCCGCACCTGCGCGTGGTTTTCAGCAAGATCGCGCTGTCGGCGGGCCAGCGATATTACGACTATCAGACCGGCTTCAATCCCGACCGTGTCCTGGCCTCCGTCGTCTGGCTCGGCTCGACGACCGGCGACATTGAGCGCGGCATCGACTTCGACCAGTACGGCTTCCTCGACTCCGACGCCGACCAGCGCTCGGACCCGGTGCAGCGCTGGGATACGGCATTCGATGTCGCCAGCGGCAAACCGCAGATCGAGTTTTGGCCAATTCCGGCCTCGGATGGCGGCTTCGTCCAGTTCGAGGGATATTGGGAGCCGCAGCCGCTGGTGGCCGACACGGACCCGTGCCTGCTCGACGACGAGCTCGTGCTGCTGTTCGCCGCCGCGCGCCAGCTGGGCGCCCAGGGCGCCAAGGATGCCCCGATCAAGCTCAGCGAGGCCCAGGGCTACCTGTTGAAGCTGCAGCAGCGTGGCAAGGCCGTATCCAAGCCGACGCAGATGGGGCTGAGCCTCGATCGCAAGGACGGCCGCTTCCATCCGAAGATCGTCGTGAAGCCCTCGTCGCCCACATGAGCGCGATCTTCATCCCCAATTTCTCCCACGGCCTCAATCGCCTGCGCCCACAGGCGGTCGGCGAGGTGGGCACGCTTTGGAACGCGAAGAACTGCGTCATCAACCGCGGCGGCGATGTCGAGAGCGCGAAGAAATTCGTGCCCGAATACGTCTTGCCTTCCGGCACCTTCGGGCTCGCCGGCGTCAATGGGACGCCCTACGTCTTCGGAACCGGCACCAAGCCGACGGGGATGCCGGCAGCGGTTTCGTACCAGCAGCTGACCTACGGTGGCTCGGCCAATCTGGTCAAAATCCATGACGCGAAGCCCTTCGCGGCCAAGCTCTATGTGATCGCCGAGTTCGACGATGGCGACATCGAGCATTTCTACGGCGGCGCCCGGGTGACGGAGTGGGAGAACGTCGCCGACACGGCGTTCACCGCCCTCACCTACTCGGCGGTGGCCAAGTGGCTTGCCCGCAAGATCAACGCGCGGGACGATGTCGATGCCATCGCCGTCGACAACCGGGTGGTCATCACCGCCGTCACCCCCGGAACGTCGTTCACACTCAGCACCTCGACGGTCGACAATGCGCACGTGGCGAGTTCGGCGCCGACCGCCGCGATTTCCCATTTGCAGGCGAATGTCGCAGAGGTCGACGAAGTACGCGCATCCGGCACGGTGACGATCACCGGCGGGTCGAGCTCGCCCGGCATCAATCGTGTCGGTCAGATCGCGGTCGGCGCCCACAATCTGCTCTCGGCTCCCGTCGACTTCGTGCTGGACGACGCAGCGACGGCCAACGCGGTGGCCCTGGCGATCACCAGCGCGGCAGTCGCCGGCTACACCGCGACGGCGGCGGGCGCCGTCATCACCATTCTTGCGCCGCCGGGCCTCGGGGCCACCGTCAACGGCACCGCGCCGACCGTGACGGCGGCCGGCGATGTCACGACGAGCACGACCAACCTCGCCGACGGCGTAACCGCCGTTGCCGCCCAGACGCAGATCGACCAGGTGACGATCAGCGCGACGAGCGTCGATACTCTCGACTCGTGGAAGATCACCGTCAACAGCACCGATTACATCTCGACCGGCCGCAGCTCCTGCACCGGCACGCTGGCGCATGTCGTCTATCAGCGCGTCTGGGTGCCGACCGGCACGGTGCTAAATTTCTGCAAACTCGGCGACGCGACGGTGTGGAGCACGATGGCGGGGGTCGCCTCGACAGACCCGGGCTTCATCGACACGAGCCAGGATTCCGAGGGCGCCGACGACATCACGTCTCTCGCCGAGCACAATGACGGCACCGCGATCTTCTCCGACACGAACATCCGCATCTACACGCTCGATACCGATGCGACCGCGATCAAGATCCTGCAAACGATTGAGAATACAGGCTCGATCGCGACGAAGGTGCCGCTGCAGTACGGGAGCACCGAAGTCTACTACCTGGCGATGACTGGCCTCGCCAGCATCCGGTCGCGTCTCGGCTCGAATTTCGTCGTGACCCTCGACGTCGCCACCGCGATCGCAACCTACCTTCAGGACTTCATCGATCAGGTCGGCGACACCGTTGTGCGTGATGCGGCGGCGGCCATCGAGCCCCGCGACGGGCGGTTCATGATGGCCATTGCCAACAAGGTGTTCGCACTCTCGCAGTTCGCCGACACCGAGGTCATGGCCTGGACCGAGATCGACCTGCCGTTCACGGTTGAGGAGTTCGCCCGTATCGGCCGGCGCATCATGGCGCGGGCTGGCAACACCATCTACGTCTACGGCGGCGTGGCCGGGGACGTTTACCCGGATCCCGACGAGGCGCCCATCGATATTCTGACCCCGTTCCTCTCGGGCGACGATCCATCCGGCAAAAAGACGAGCGGCGGCTTCGACCTTATGGCCGAGGGCGTATGGGATTGCGAGTTGCTCGTCGATCCCAACGATACCAGCAAAACTGCCGATGTCGGCGTGATCGGCAAGATCACCTACCCGAGGGGCTCGCTCCGGGTGCCGCTGAGCACGACGCAGGTGGCGGCGCATCTGACGTGCTCGAGCGGTGGCCGAGCCACCCTCTCGAACCTGATGATCCATTTCGACCCGGGAGAGTCGGCATGAGGATCGGGCGTCTCACGCCGGCCACGGGCTGGGATATCCAATTCATCCTCCGCCAGCTCTCGGCGCAGAATGAAGCGGAGCGCGAGATCATCGGCCTTTCCATGGCGGAAGCGATCGCGCATCTGACGTCGCTGCTCGACAAGGGACCGAGTGAGACGACGATGGTCGAGGGGAGGCCGGCCGCGGCGTTCGGCATCGTCATCGACGACGAGAGCCCTTTTCACAACACCTGGTTCATCGCCACGCGCGCCGCCTTCGCCTCCGGCGTGGCCGGCCTGCGGTACTCGCGGACGCGCGTCGCCTACTACCGAAAGCGGTTCGGCAAGCCGCTGCGGTCGATTTCCTTCTCCCCCCTCCCCGAGGCGCCGCGCTGGTTCAAGATGCTTGGTTTCGATGAAGAAACCGGACCCGGCGTTGACGGCGCAAGGGTGTTCATTTATAGATAGCGAAGCTGGCCCCTTCGGGGGCTAGCCTCCTCATTCTGTCGTAGCCGGTTTCGCGCCCGGTCCAAAGGAAACTTGGACCGATGTGCTTTGGCGGCGGCTCTTCATCTCCTGCACCGGCGGCAAGCACGCCGACGGCGACATCGGTGCAGGATGATGCTAACGCCCAGCAGGCGAATATCGCCAAGGGCGAAAAGAACATCGACAGTGCTTTCAGCCAGTTCAACGATCCCTACTTCACGAACTACGAAAACACTTACGACAGCTACTACGACCCGCAAGTCGATCAGCAATACAAGGACGCCGAGGGAACGCTGGAAAGCGGCCTCGCGCGCAATGGCGTAAGCAACTCCTCGGTCGCCGCGAGCCAGATCGGCAAGCTATTTCAGAACTATACGGACCAGAAGGCGACGATCGCCAATCAAGGCGTCGACGCTGCGAACCAGCTTCGCACGCAGGTCAACAACGCCAAGACCAATCTCTATGCCTTGAACGAGTCGGCAGCCGACCCGGCAGAGGCATCGACGCAGGCGCAGGCCGACGCCACGTCGCTGGTCGCGCCGCAGACCTTCACGCCGCTCGGCAACCTCTTTTCGTCGTTCGTCGCGCCGTACACGGCCTACGCGAACGCCTACAACAACTCCTCGGGGAACGCGACCTACGTCAGCCCCTACTCAACCCCGGCGGTGGGCTAGATGTGCTGGGAAGTCGCAATTCCACTTGCAGCCGGAGTGGCCACGTCGGTGGCCGGATCGGCGCTCACCAACCAGAGTGAGCAGTCGTCGGCTCAGAACACGGCCAACGTCCGCAATGCCGTTCTCGAGAACACGCTCAAGCTCAACGATGGACTGTCGAAGGATGCCGAGGGCGTCCTGTCGAGCCGACTGGCGCAGGTGCAGCCAGCCGCTGTCGCGAGCCAGCAGGATTTGCTGACGGGCAGCCGGCAGAAAGCGATCAACGCCAACCTGCCGACCATCAATCCGACGAACATGCCGGGTGCGGCCGACAGTTCGACGCTGGTCAAATCGGCCATCGCCAAGGCGTTGCAGGAGGCAATGGATCAGTCGGACGCCACGGCGGCCGCGCAGGCGAAGCTGGGTGGGTACGGCGACCTGTTCCTGAGCCAGGGGCTCCAGAACGACAACGCCGCGCGCTACATCGACACCGATATCCAGGACGCCAAGCAGAACAACGATCTCCTCCCGCAAGAGCAGGATCTGGCGGCCAACGAGAACTATCAGCCGATCTCGCCGATCGGCGGCATCCTGACGGGTGTCGGCAACTCCGTCGCGGCGGCCGCCGGCGCCGGCAAACTGACGAATACCGGCTGGTATAGCGGCGGCGGGAGCACAGGCTGATGCCCTTCATCGTCAACCCCTTCAGCGATGCCGACCCGCTTTCGACGGCGATCAGCAATCTCGGCAACACCGTTTTCGGCAACACCGGGCAGGCCGACCTGCGTCGGCAGCAATTGCTGGCGCTGCAGCGCGGCAACGTCGAGACGACCAATCTGGGTAAAGCTGTCGCGGCGAATCCGAAAGGCGCGGCCGGCGTGCTCGCGACGCCCGTCGGCCAGGCGATGGCCCTTTCGGCCGGCTACGACCCCAAAAGCTTTGCCGAGCTCGCGCTCGGCGGCACGGCGAATGCGGACGGCGCTGCCGCGCCCGCCACGCAGGCGGCCCAGGTTGGCGCCGGCGAGAGCTACGACAACACGGCCGCGGCGACGAGCGCAAAGCTTGCGAACGCCGCCCAGATCGCTGGTAACGAGCCGATCGCCGCACTCGGGCCCGGCGGCGCGCCTACCTTTGTCACCAAGTCGGCGGCGACGGCGCCGGGCAGCACCTTCGCGCCGGTGCTCTCCGATGCCCAGGAAAAGGGCGCGCTGATCGGCAACAACTGGAATAACCTGCCGGCGCTCAACGCCAATCAGCAGGCCGTCATCGGCGCAGCGCGCGCGCCCGGCGCCGTGCAGACGCCCCACAATTACGTCGCGCCGGGCGGCCTCACCCACATCACCTATGACGGCGTCACCGACGCGCAGACCCACCAGCCACTCCCGCCGGGCGGCTTCATCGCCAACGCCCAAGGAACCGCCTCGGAAGTCGGGGTCGCGCCGACGAACGCCGTGAAGTCGGACGTCCAGAAGTCGATCATCGCCCAGAACCAGTTCTCCGGCCTCGCCGACGCGATGATCGGGCTCACCGATGCCCATCCTGAGGCGTTCGGCGCCTATGGGAAGGTGGCCGGCGGGGTGCAGGAGATCGGGCAGGCCGGCCAGGTGTTGGTCAACCAGCTCGGCGGCCCGCAGGCGTACTCGAACCTCGTCAATGGGGCGAAGAGCGCGCTTCAGGCATCCGGCGCTTCGTCCGATATCGTCTCGCAGTTCGACCCGGCCATCCCGGCCGTCGATACGCTTGGCCCGGTGCTCGCAGCCTCGGCGGCCAACGCGGTGGCCCAGCAGACCGGCCGTTCCTTGTCCGACCAGGACTACAAGCTCTTCCTCGGCATCGTCGGCGACCCGCAAGGGTGGATGTCGAGCGCGGTCGGGGTGCGCACGCGGCTCCAGATACTCAAGGCCGCCGTCGCCTATTCCGGCCAGATGGCTCAGACCTATCTCAACAAGGGGCTCGCCCCGCCGGACGGCCTCGCCGCAACCGCACTTGCCAAGGCGGTGGCCGATGTGGCCAACAGCCAGCCGACGTCGCAGGGAACTCCTGCTCCCGCTGCAGCGCCGCCCGCTCCGGTTCCGCTTGCTCCGGTCACGGCGCCGACATCTCCTGCGCAGGCACAGCCCGCAGCACCGTCGGCGCCAGCGATTGGCACCGTTGATAGCGGGTATCAGTTCCTCGGTGGCGACCCGGGCAACCCGGCGTCGTGGAAGAAGGTCCAGTGATGGACGGCCCTTGGGAGAAATATCAGGCTGCGCCCGCCGCGCCAGATGCAGGCGCGGATGGCCCGTGGGCAAAATATCAGACGGCTCCGGCACCCTCCCCGGCTCCAGCGCCGGCCGCAGCGGCACCGAGCGAAGACGCGCCTGATCTCGCGCCGCCGGCACCCGGTGTAAATCTCTACCAGAACGGCACTCTGGCCACCCCGGCTCCCGCTCCTCCCCCGGCACCGGCCGAGGATGGCCGCCAGACGGCGCTCGACGTGCAGGCGGCCGACAAGGGTGCCGTCGCCGATCTCGCCGGCCTTCCGGTCGACCTGACCGCGGGCGCGCTCAATGCCGGGCTAGCCGGCGTCAACGTCGCGGGCCACGCGCTCGGCAATCCGAACGATGTGCTGCCCTATATCCGCGATCCCGTCGGCGGCTCGGAGAACCTGTCGCAGGTCGGCGCGGCGGCCAACAGCGTCGTCGGCGGCCCGCACGTCTATTCCCCGGCCGAGATGACGCCGCAGGAACTCGCCCGTTACCGAACCGTGGAGATGGCTGCTAATGCCGCTTCGACGGAGGGCCTCGGCTCGCTGTTCTCGAAGCTCGGCCGGCTCGCCCTCCCGCCGGAGGTGGCCCCGGCGACGAACGGACCGCAGGTGTTTCGTGGCGCGCCGAGCGTCGAACATGTGGCCACCCCGACCGCGATCGGAACCGCTGCTGCGGCCGGTGCGGGCGCGGGCGCTGCGCAATCCGCCTACGAGCAACACGTCTCGCCGGTCGTCAAGAAAATCCCCTTCATCGGCCCCGAGGCCGACGCCCTCCTCGACGCGCTCTCCGGCTATGGCGGAGCGGTCGGCGCGAGCGGGTTGACCGCCGCCGGGCGGACTGCCGCTCGTGTCGCTTCGGTCCCCGTGCGAGCCATCGCCGAGCGCGTTATGCCGGGCGAAGCGCAGGGCAGTTTCACCCTGCAAAATGGGGCTGTCGCCGCGCCCAAGGATCTAGACGCCGCGGCCACGCTCGCGCAGCGCGCTGCGATCAACCCGCAGCAGGCGGCCGAGAATATCGCTGCGACCACGAACGCGCTCCGCGCCCAGGGCCCGGTCGTACCTACGGCCGGCGCGATGTCCGCCGATCCCGGGCTCATCGGCCTCGAGCAGAAACAGCGCCTTGAGGCCGACCAGAAGCCGGCGTTCATCCAGAACGACAAGCGCGTGCAGCAGGCCGCCGTGGACGCGGCTAGCCAGATTGCGCCGCCGAGCGCCGTCGGGCGCACCTTCACCGACACCGCGAATGCGATGCAGGCGGCCAGGGTGGCCGCTGCGCAAGGCGGCGTCGATGCTACGCAGCAGCAGATCGACCATCTCGAAGCCGAGCGGGCGAACGTGGCGCAGCCGGTGGCCGCCGCGCGCAATACCCAGGTGCCGGCGTCTCAGGCGCTCGACAAGACCGTGGTTGACCAAACCCTCCTGCCGATGCAGGAGAAGAATGCCGCCATGTATGCTGCGGTCGATCCGAACAAGCAGGCCATCGTCAGCGCCGACCCGCTGCTCGACGCCGCTGCGGCCGTCAAGAGCACGCTGGGCGACTTCAACAACCCCGACAAGGTCATCCCGAAAGGGCTGCTCTCCCGCATCGAGGCCACCGCGCCAGACAACAAGCTCGACCCCGATCTCGAAGCCGAGATCGCGCAGATGTCGCCAAAGGCGCAGGCGCAGATTCGGGAGCAACTCGCCGGACCTGCGGAGCCGGCCGAGACCTCGATCGGGGATATCGTCCAGGTCTACCCCGAATTGGCCACCACCGAGCAGCGCGCCCGCCGCGCCGGCAACTACACGCTCGCCGACAACATCCGCACCTTGCGTGGCGCCATGGACGACGTGATCTCGCACGCCGCCGAGAACGGCGACCCCGCGGGCCAGGCCGCGCTGATGGCGCGGGAGAATTGGCAAAAGACGCTCGGCACGGTTTTCAGCGACGGACCCGGTGGCCCGGCGACACAGCTCCGCAAGAACTTCAATCTCGACCGCTTCGGGCGCAGCACCGCGCCGCCGGAGAACACGGCGGGCCAGTTCCTGCAGGCCGGCCAGCCGCAGAAGGCCGAGAGCCTGAAGACGATCATCAATGCCAGTGCCGACCCGGCCAGCGGGCAGCGCGCGGCCGGCCAGTACCTGGCCGCCGATCTCGCGGGCAGCGGCGCCCTCGACGCGCAGGGCCACCTCAACCCACAGGCGATCGCCAACTGGCGCGCCAAGTGGGGCGAGTCGACGCTCGACACGGCGCCTGACTTCAAGAAGCAGCTCGACAGCCTCCAGCAAGCGGCCGCGACCGGTAAAGATCAGGCGAGCCAGCTGGCGCAGCAGCTGCGGACGCGGCAGGCCGCATTGCAGTCGGCCCAGCAGAACGACACCGCTTTCAAGAGCGTGGTCGGTGCCAGCCCGGCGAACGCAGTGGCCGGCATTTTCGCCTCGAAAGACCCGGAGGCCACGATGAAGGAAATCGTCGGCCAGATCGGGAGCGGCACCGCGGCGCACGACGGGCTCAAGGCCGCGGTGCGCGAGTACCTCACCGAGAACGCCACGACGTCGGCGTTGCAGAAGACCTCGACGGGTACCAACCCCCTCTCCTTCGCAAAGCTCGACACCCTGTTCAAGCAGAACGAAAAGACGCTGGCGCAGGTCTTCTCGCCGGAGGAGATGAACAAGCTGCAGGCGGCGCACAGCTTCCTCTCGTCGCTCAAGAATTTGGAGCAGCAGTCGCTTGCCGGCTCGGCCACGGCGGAGCGTCAGTCGGCGCAGGAGCGGCTCTGGAAGATTTTCGAGATCGGGCTCAAGGCGCGCTATGGCGGCCTCGAGGGCGGCAACAAGCTGCGCAACATCAAACTCGCAGCGACACTCCAGGGCGGTGGCCCGAACGTCGTCAATCACCTGCTCGGCGAGATGCAGTTCAACCCGGAGCTCGCGGGCGCGCTGCTGACGCGGAAGGTCAAGAACGCCAGCCGTGACAGCTACGACGCGAAGCTCTTCGACTCGCTCGTCGTGCCGGCGGCGACGGCACGTAATAATATAACACCGGAGTCCGAGAGCCAGCCGGCTCAGCCGTAACCGATTGCCCGGGCAAAGCGTTGTCTGGTATGTAGAGAAGAACGCGCGAGATTAGAGATCATGGCCCAGAACAACTTCGCCGTCTGCCTCCCCTTCACCCTCAAGGAAGAGGGCGGCTACAGCAACGACCCGCACGACCCGGGCGGCGCGACAATGGAGGGCATCACGCAGGCGGAGTATGACGCCTGGCGCGTCGCCCATGGCCAGTCGAAGCAGCCGGTCAAGCAGATCGCCGACGACGAGATGAAGGCGATCTACCTCGCGCAATACTGGAATCAGGTGCGCGGTGACACGCTGCCGGCCGGCGTCGATCTCACCGAGTTCGACTATGGCGTTAACTCAGGTCCGGTTAAGGCGGTCAAGTCGCTGCAGACCGCGCTCGGCGTCGCCGTCGATGGCCACTTCGGTGTGCTCACCGCCGACGCGCTCTCCACCGCCGATCCGGCCACGCTCATCAAGAAGATCACCGACGAACGGCTGACCTTCCTCAAAGCGCTCGCCAACTTCAAATACTTCGGCACCGGATGGACGGCCCGGGTGGCCCGCATCGAGGCGGAGTCGATTGCCATGGCAGCTCCCGCGCAGCTGGCACCGCACGTCACGGTCGTCAAGACAGAGGCCAACACGTCGATCGGCAACGTCGCGCTCGCGACCGGCGCCGGGGCGCTTTCGATCTTCAGCGGTATTCCGATGTGGGCCATCGTGCTCATCTGCGCTGCGGCGCTGATCTTCATCGCCGCCGAGGGCTGGACGATCTTCCACAAGAACGCCCGCGCCGCCGCTGCAAAGGCGGTCCAGAAGACGCCGGTGAAGGTGGCCCCCGCGCCGGCGCCCATTGTCGCCCCGACCGCCGCAGCCCCGGCTCCCCCTCCGATCGTCATCGTGTCGACGCCGCCGGCACCTGCTGCCGCACCCACCCCGCAAGGAACCTCGTCATGATTCATCCCCTTGGCCTGCTGATCTTCTGCGCTTTCGTCGTGTTCGCGATCGTGGTCGCGTGCTGGACCTTCCTGCCCGGCATGCGGGCGGCGATGAAGGGATATTCGACCATCGTCGAAGGCGCGGTGGCCATCGCGCTCGGGGTCTTCGGCCAGGTGAGCGGCGCGCTTCAGGACGCCCAGGCTGCGGGCTACATTCCCCCGCAGATCGCCACCTACGTCCCCTTCGTCCTGCTGCTGTGGCTGATCGTCAAACGTTTCATGACGTCGACGCCCGCGGGGTCGAAATGAACTCATGCGCGCTCTTCAGCTTCAATCTGGCCACCTGCGCCGAGGGCGTGTTCCTCGGCTGGATCGCCGCCGTCCCGTGGTGGGTGTGGATCGTCTGCTTCCTCGTGGCCGTTGGCTTCGTTTTCAGGCTCGCCGGCTGGCTTGGCGTTGTCGCCCTTGCGGGCGCAGCCGGCTACGTGGCTCGCGGGCTCCAGGACGCCGAGTGGTCGGCTCAGCGGCCTCTGGCCGGCGGCGGAGCGCACGCCCCGCCAGATCCGGTGATACGACCGACCGCCCCGGCGCTGCCGCCGCGATCGCTGACAGAATAAGAAGGAGCAAGAGCTATGATCGGTGGACTTCGGGTTGAGCGTAAAGTTTCGTGGGGCACCATGATAAGCGCGCTGGTGCAGCTCCTCGCTCTTGCCTGGTTCATCATCGGGCTCAATTTCCGGGTCGACGACACTCAGCGCGACATCAACTCGCTACAGGCGTGGCAGGGCAGCGCGGTCACGAACCTGTCGGCGATGCAGACGACTCTCACCACCGTCCAAGATAAGCAGCAAGCCGCCGCCGATCGCGGCGCGCAGACACAGTCCGAGCTCGTCGATATCCAGAAGACGCTTACCCTCCTGCTCCAGCAGACGGCGGCGATAGATGCCCGTTTGGATGGCGGCACGGACAAGATCAACTAGAGGACGTATAGCCACACTCTAGCGCTCAGTTGAGAAATTTGTATAATGTGCTCTTGCATTCTCAACAGCCGCAGCTATTTCTCAGCCGCGGCGAATGCAGGAACAAGGCAACGTGGCAAGACGATCCAACCTTATAAATATGCCGCCCGAGGGCTCACGCGCGGCCGAACGTAAGGCCGCGCTCGTCGAGTTCGCCAGGCGCTTCAGCCGACAGCTCGTGCTCAAGGGCTGGAGCCAAGCCGAGTTCGTGCGGCGGGCGCAGGCCCTCGCCCAGACCAAGGGGCTCGACATCCGCGTCGGGCCGGATAGCGTCTCGAGCTACCTTCGCGGCTTGTATCTCCCCTCGGCGCCGACCATGAACCTTATGGCCGAAGTCTTCGGCGTCGACGTGATCGAGCTTCTACCGCCGCGTGGCATACCAGAGGCCGGCGAATCGCTGCCACCGGTCGGCGTGCAAGACCAGGGCGACGGGCTCGCGTGGCTCAGGGTCAATCAGGCTGTGCCGTGGCCGGTGGCGCTCAAGATCCTTGCGCTCCTGCACGGCGAGGACGAAGAAGCAAAAGGGTAACTAAATGAGCCGCGTTGTCGAGTTGTGGGCGAAGGTTTTTCCTACCGTCGAATATAGAGAAGTACGAGGGTATAATATCCCCGGGTATCTCAACAAAACTCAACTCGCAGAAATCTTGCACGTACATCCGATCAACCTCGGTACTTATATTACAAAAGAGAGGTTGTTCTTGCCGGATTTCTACAACAGCAGATCATTCTTCTTTCGCGAAGACCGGATAGAGGAGCTTAAAGAGAAATGGGCAAACAGGCTGGGAGCGTTCCCCGACTCGGCACCCGTGAAGGGCGTTATTACGTCTTTTGGTTTGATGCTCCCTCGCGTCAAACCAAAAAGAGAAGTCTTGGAACGGTTGATGCAGGAGAGGCCAAAAAGGCGTTCGCGCGATGGCTCCTGGAGGACTCGGAAGCACTACAATCTCAACGACCTGAAGAGCTGACGGTCGAGCGCGCGCTCAACGACTACCTGCGCGAGCACGTCAAGACCAAGGCGGCCGACGAAACCCGGCAGCGCAACGCGATCGACCATCTGATCGCCCATTTCGGCTCGAAGCCGATCTCGGAGATCGACATCATCGCCACCCGCGGGTACGTGCGGGCGCGGCTCGAGGGCGCGATCGGCGGCGGCAAGCGCCGCAAGAATAAGGTCGGCGCGATCTCGACCATCCGGCGCGAGCTCAACGTGCTGGTGGCCGCCGCGAACCACGAGCGCAAATGGAAGCGGCTGACGACGATGCCGGTCATAGAACTCCCCGCCGAGGAGCGAATCGACCACGACGAGGTGGTGTCCTATTTCGAGCGCGATGTGCTCGATCGGATCATCAACGCGGCCACCGGCGAGCTGCGCCAGTTCATCAAGATCGCCTACTACACGGCGGCCCGCCGGCGCTCGATCGAGAACCTCACCGGCGCGCAGGTGAATATCACCCGACGGTCGATCGCCCTGGCCACCCCTGGGAAGGCCCGGACGAAGAAGCGGCAGCCCGTGGTGCCGATCTTCGACGAGATCGTGCCGGAGGTGGCCTCGCTGGTCGCTGCGCGGCCCCAGGGGCGGCTTTTCTCGACCGTGAGCTTCTACCGGCCGTTCATGATGCTCTGCCGCTCCCTGGACCTCCCTGAGCCTCACCACCCGCACATGCTACGGCACAGCCGGGCGACGCACCTGCTGCAGGACGGCAAGGATCTCTGGGATGTGGCCAAGCTGCTCGGCGACACGGTAAAGACGGTCGAGGCCACCTACGGCCACCATTCCCCCGATGGGCTGATGAAGAAGCTGTCGTGAGCGTCTACCTCCTCTGCAGCCTGCGCGGCTACAAGCGGCCTCGCTACCGGGACATGATCCTGACCGACGCGATGGAGCTTGTGGCCAACGACTACGGCCGCGTGCTCGACGGGATCGACTGGCGCAGGCTAGACCTGGTGGCCGGCGGCGTCGCCTTCTCCGACATCACCGACATCAAGGCGATGCACCTCGGCCGGGTCTTCCGGGCCAAGGAAGTCATCGACCTCTGGTGGCGCATCAAAGGCCGCACCTACCAGCCCGGCCGCGGCTACGAGGAGTGGGTGTGGCAGTCCGTCATGGCCTACATCCGCGTCTCAGGAACCGGCGGCCGAGCGTGGCGCCTGATGATGGACTGAGGCCATTAATCTTTGTGCAATAAACTGGCCACCGGCACGTCGGTTTTGGAGAGCAAAATAGAGTGCGACAGCCGAAAAGCGAAGGAAAATCAGTCTAGAATTTCGATCTACACCGCTCTATCACGCCCTCTCACGGCGGGAACAGGGGTTCGATTCCCCTAGGGCGCGCCAACCACTAAACACTTGAAATCGTTGGCGTTTATACGGGTAGAGACGCCGTAGAGATTTACCTAGAGCGCCCGAATTGGTACGCAAACTGGCACGCTACGAGAGCATGTATTCGAGCACCGGGTCATAGGGGCCCTTCAGCCTCGGCGTCGAGGAACGCGCTGATGACCTCTGCCGCGAGGGCCGGAACAATCGCATTGCCGCCAACGCGCCAGAGGTCCACTCGTCCGGGAAGCCCATCAACCAGAAGGCGAAGACCGGATTTGGCGCGCCGCGCCTTACCGTCGTGGCAGGTGATCCATTCGGCGTCGGCCCAGGCGCTGCCGTTGCGGCCAGCTGGTCCTCGATATTCCCTGCGCCTCGTCTCGGGGTAATGTGCTTCGGGTTGCCAAGCGCCCGGCCTGCTTCCACGCGAGCGGTCGCCCAAAACGCCTGCGGTTCCTGCGCCATCTGCCTCATGGCTTGGTGCATCTGCGCCGGCAGCGGTTGACCGCCGGCCCCGAAGCTCATATTCGGCCCGCCCTTCTCCCCGTCGCTCGCCCTCGGCGTGCTCCACGGCATCATCTGGTTCGCCAGTTGCTCGCCGTGATGCACCTGGCGCGGCATAGACGTGCGCTCGTGTGCTGTCGGTGTCGCCCACGGCGATCCAGTAGAGCCGGTTCCGTTGGTGTGGCGCGTCGACGGCGCAAGCCGGGATATCGACGCCCCGGCTGGTGTAACCTTCGCTCTCCAGATCAGCGCGGACTCCGTCGAACCAAGCGTACCCAGCCGCTCCCGCAACCTGCTCTCCCATGACGACAGGTGGCCGGCAGGCACGGATGAGCCGATGAAAGTCCGGCCACAAATGCCTTGGATCATTGGTTCCGAGCCCTTTGCCGGCCGCGCTGAACGGCTGGCAGGGGCATGAACCGGTCCATAGAGGTCTGTCGTCGGGCCATCCTGCCATTCGGGCTGCGACGGACCAGAGCCCGCCTCCGGCGAAGAAATGGCATTGCGTGTAGCCTCTGAGGTCATCGGGCGAGACTTCCTTGATTGAGCGGGTATCGACATCGCCCGGCGCAATCACGCCGTCGGCGATGAGCTGGCGCAGGACGGCGCAGGCAGCAGGATCGATTTCGTTGTAGTAGGCCGTCACGAGGCACCCAGCAGCTTCTGCCGAGCCGGCGCGTCGATCGCCTTGGCACCTTCGCGAGGTTCGGCCAGCAGGTAGCCGAGGGAGCTGCGGTAGAGATCGCCGCCCCAGGACAGCGTTTCGAGCCGCAGCTTGGCCTTGGTGGTCGAGCCATCGGCGTAGAGCTTGACGAAGCCGCCGGCGCTTTTTGCATAAAGAACACCGTCGCGGGAATAGACGTCCACCTGCTTGTAGACGCCGTTCTCAACCACGACGGCAGCTTCGCCTTCGACCTGTTTGAAGAAGCCCATCACTCGTCCCCGTCGAGGCCGAACTCGGCCATTTCGTCCTGGCAACCCGGGCAGGTGTGGAAATACTGGCCGCGCCGGTTCTCGATCTTCCAGCCCTTGCGCTTGGCCTCAACGACCATCTCGTCGAAGTCGGAGGCGTGGAAATCGCGGCCGTTGTCGCCGCACTCGTCGCAGACGAGGCAAATCTGGTCGGCGTGGTGCTCGACGCTCATTTCCCGTACCTCTCAGCTTCAAAGCCGGCGACGGCGATCGGGAGCCCGTCGCTCCACGCCTCCCCGGCACCCATGATGGAAATCATCTCGTCGAGCGACCCGTGCCCCTTCGGCACCTCGGCCACCGCTTCGTCGTGGACGGTCAGCACGATCGGGTAGCCGGCGCGCTCCAGCCGAGGCATGGCGCCCGCCAGGATGTCGCGGGCGGTGGCCGAGGTGGCGTTTTCCGCCAGCAGACCGCCGTAGGCGTAGCAAAGCTGCCATTTCCGCGTGTAGCTATCGAGGCCCATATAGGCGAGCGACCACTTGACGACCGGCTTGCCGTTGTCGTCCTTCCAGGGCATCTCCTTCTGCGCCATCCGTGGGTAGGCGTAGGAGAGGAATCGGCCGCTCGGCAGCCGCATGAAGAGGAAGCTGCCGACCTTCTTGAAAACCAACGGGCCGACCCGGTAGGCGTCGCCCGGGTGCTCGACGGCGCCGATCGCCGCTTCCTCAAGGTCGTACCAGAACTGCTTGGTGGCCGGGTGGCGCTCTCGCCAGCCGACCTTGATCTCGTCGGCCTCCTCGTCGGTGACGTCGACGCCGTAGACGACGGCCATGCTCTGGAAAGCGCCGACGCCGCCCTGATAGCCGAGCGCGAGCTCCGGCACCTTGCCGTACGCCTGGCGCTCGCTTTTCGAGATGTCGTCCGGCGATTTGCCGAGGATGCCGCCGGCCGTGATCTTGTAGATGTCGTGGCCGGTGCCGGCGTCGAAGTCACGGAACGCCTGCAGCTTCCAGTGCTCGCCGGCGAGCCACGCAAGCACCCTGCCCTCGATGTTGGAATAGTCGGCCGCCATGAGCCGGTGGCCCGGCGCCGCGGCGATCATGCCGCGCACGCAGTCGCCGACCACGCTCAGCGGGTCGTCATAGATCGCCGAGAAGGTGTCGTAGTCTCCCGTGCGCAGCAGCTTCACCGCCCGCCCGACGCCTTCGAGGTCCAGGTCGGGGCGCTTGATGTTCTGCGGCTGGAATCGCCGACCAGCCCAGCGGCCGGTCGAGGCGGCGTGGAACTGCAGTAGCCCGCGAGTGCGCTTGTCCTTGTCCATGCCGGCGAGCAACGAATTGATCTTGTCGACACTGGCCCGCGCCGCGCCCTTGCGAAGCTCCAGCACCCGACGAACGTCGGCGGGCAGGTCGCTCCTGCCGAGCATCTCCTCGACCTGGTCCTTGGCGATGCTCTCGGTGTCGAGGCCACGCTTGCGCAGATAGGCAATGATCTGGTTACGGTTCGAGCAGGCCGTGACTTCGTAGGTCGTCAGATCCTGCATCTCGGCGTCGAAGGACGCTTCGACCTTGGCCACGATCGACTTGGCGGCCTTGCAGAGGTCGACATCGACGAAGACGCCGCGGTCGTTGATGACCTGGTCGAGGTGCCAGAGCGACAGCTCGCTCGGCTTGAGGGCGCGCAGCCGCTTCTCAAGAGCGCGCTCGACCTCGACGTCGATCTTGCAGTAGGCGATCAGCCGCTGGATGCGCTCATCGTCATCCCACCACGTCAGCGGGTCGCGCTTGCGCGGCCGGGCCATCTGCATCATCACGCGGGCGCCGGCGGCGTCCTTCTTGATGTCGAGGCCCGCTGCCGGCGCGGCCTGGTCGAGCGAGCCCGGGAGGGCCATCGCGTAGGCCATAACCATGGTGTCGCGCCAGCATGTCATCGACGGCGCCGGCCAGCCGTAGCGCGGCCCGAGGACGCGCGACCACATGGTGCGCTCGAACTGCGCGTTATGGGCGACGATCTCGCCACCCTCGGCGACGTGGTCGACGATGTCGTCGGGGCACGGCTCGCCCGGCCGCCACACCAGCACGGGCCCGTCGCCGAAGGCGTAGCACGCGCACCAGATATCGGTCGTCGGGTCGGCGGCATAGACGTAGACGCCCACCTTTTTCAGGTCGGCCGCGCTCCGGCTTTCCAGGTCGATGTGGAGAGGCGCGCTCACGAGAGCATCTCCTCCTCGGTCAGCGCTTGCGGCTGAACGGCAGCGATGCGCGCACGGGAGATCGCGAAATAGGCCGCGTCCATTTCGGCGCCGATGAAGTTGAAACCCTCGACCACGGCGCCTCGCCCGGTACTGCCGGAGCCCATGAACGGATCGAGCACCGTGCCGTCCGGTGGCGTCACCAGCCGGCAGAGATAGCGCATGAGGTTCGTGGGCTTCACGGTCGGATGCGTGTTGGCGCGCTTGCCGTCGGCGGGTGTCGGAAGGCCCTCCTCACGGTCGGACTTGCTCGCCTTCGCGCAATAGAAAAAGCGCGCCGCAGAACCGACGTCGCCGCGGCGGGAACCGGGCTTCATAAGAAATCCGACGACTCCATTATTGGCGCTATCCGCGCTTGGTTCTCCCTCACGACCGTTGCCGCGCTTCATCAGGCCATAGACGTTCTGCGTCTTCCTCCTGCTGCTGCTGCTGCTGGTCGATGCGTCAGCCAACTGGCCCGGCGCGGTCGGAAACGCCGCCAATACCTCATCGCTGCCGTCGTGGATGAGGTTGGCGGGCCATCTCCCTGCCGCCTGCATCGCGTCGGCGCCCGTGGCAACACGGCACCCGTCGATGTTGATCGCCCCGGTGCCGTAGGCCAGCAGATTGGCCTCGACCGTGCCGACGAACGGCTTGCGCGCCATGACGATCGGCTCCCAGGCCGGCTTGAGCGCCGTGCCCCAACCTTCCCAATCGCCATGTTGGTTGTGCGATTTCGGGAAGCCGGAGCCATAGGTCCAGCCGATCTGATCGCGGATTTCGAAACCCGCGTCCTCAACCGCGGTGGCCAGCCGGTGATAGGTGCGCGTGCCGCCGAAGGCGAGCAGATGGGCGCCCGGCTTTAAGACGCGCAGCACCTCTGCCCAAAAAGCCGGGTCGTGCGCGACGTCGCCAGTATCCCAAGTCTTGCCCATGAAGCCGCGCGAGGCGCGTGCGTAGGCGCCATCGGTTCCGAATTGCGCCGGCGCCGAGCCCGGCTTACCGAAACGCTTTCCGATCGACACCAGCGCATAGGGCGGATCGGTGACGCACGAATCGATGCTCGCGTCGTCAATCTCATCCAAGATGCGGCGGCAGTCGCCGAGCCGAAGGTCAACGCTCACGAGAGCATCTCCTCCTCGGTCAGCGGCACGGCCGCCGGTGGCTCCTGCGGCGCTCCGTAGGGCTCCAAAGCCGCGCGGAGGGCCGCCACAGGGTCGGCGTCGATCTCGACCGCCCAAGCGCCCCGCGAGAAGCGGGAAGGCGTGCTCACCTGCCAACCGCGCCCGGACGGGTCCTTCACAATAGTGGTGCGGTCGAGCCACCCTGCCGTGGCGGCTTCGCGAACGACGTCTTCCAGCGACTTCATGATCAGCGCTTCCCTTTCTCGAACGCCGGCGTGCCGACGTGATATTTGCCGCAGAACCGGCAGCGGTATGCCTGCAGCGGCCCGTCGTGCCGGCGGCGCCGAATGGCCTTGATGGCCTGCGCTTTGGTGGCGAAGGGCGACTTGCCCGCGCATTCGCTCAATCGTTCTCTCGCAAGGTCCACCATCTCTATTTTCTCCCCGTTGTTCTCTAGACGACGGCCGGAGTCCGGGCCCCGACCGTCGAGTTTTCAGCCGCTCAGAGCATCCCGAGCGCGGACAGGTAAAGCTCGGTCAGCGCCCGCTGCTCGGCGCGCTCGGCCGCATCCTGCCTGCGAAGCCGGACGATCTGCCGGAGCACCTTCGTGTCGAAGCCGTTGCCCTTGGCCTCCGCGTAGATTTCGCGGATGTCATCGGCGATTGCCTTCTTTTCTTCTTCCATGCGCTCGATGCGCTCGACGAGGGCGCGGAGCTGCTCGGCCGCGACGGTGTCGCTGTTGTCGCCGCCGCCGAGTTCCGCGTGGCCTTCGTCCTCGTCGTCTTCCAAGTCACTGTTCGGCATCGGAGCCTCCATAGGGGATGAGAATCTGCGCAGGCACCGGGCCGGAGACTTCGATGGAATAGCCGCCTTTGCGGCTATCCCCGCGGGTGACGCGAACCGTAATGCCCGGACGCCGTTTGCCATCCGGCGCCAGGCCGCCGATTTGTTCGAGAACTTCGTCCGCCATACGCTTGCGGATTTCTTCCTCGGTGACGGTGGCCTTGAAGCTGATACTGTCGGGAGCGATGAGCTTGGCCATCGCTTAGTCCTCCATCCCCTCGAGCGCTTCCTCGTCGACGGCCTCGAACTCGGACTCGGCCGCCACGCGCCCGCCGCCGAGCGGATCGTCATGGTCGAGCAGCTGCACGTTGGAGAGGCCGAGGCCGACGCCCTTGCTGGTGTTGTCGTACCAGTAGACGGAGACCGACGCCCTCGCCCAGCGACCGCCATAGACCTCGTCCGGCGCGTCACCACTGTCGACGACGGTCTTCTTGGCCGTGATGACCTGCGGGCGGTTGTCCGAGTTCGGCCGGATCAGGTACTTGAAGTCGTCGACGAGCCCGCTCAACTTCGGCTCGTCGGCCACCTTGATCAACGGGTTATTCCACTTGGTGGAATCGAACTTCTTGCCGAGGGCTTCCTTGGCGACGCCGATTACCGTCTCGTGCAGAACGTCGATATCGGAGCGCGAAGGGAGCAGCAACGTCACCCGGTACTTGTATTTGCCCTGCCCCTTGACCTGGGTGGGCTCGAAGAGGTCCGGGTACATCATGCGACCCTTCGGGGTCATGATGTTGCCGGAGCTCTGGATGACGAAGGCTTCGTTCAAACCGGGCATTTTGGTTCCTTTCTGAGTGATCAATCTACGGCCGTGAACTCGGCCAACGCATCCACGGCGACAGCTTCGCCGGGGTGTTCGAGCGGGACCAGGTTGACCCCGCTGGACTTCTTGATGACGAGCGGATCGCCCTCGGCCTCCGCCTCGGCGAGGATCTCGGCGAAGCGCTTCTTGCCGACCGCCGTTTCAACCTGAGCCGGCGATTTGAACTTCGGCTCGGTGAAAATCAGGTCGCGCTCGACCCGCGCGATCGTCAGTGCACCGACCGCCTGCTCCTCGTCGCGCCATTTGCGGTTCGCCCGCTTGGCCACGAGTTTGAAGCCGGTCGGGATATCGCCGTGCAGCGCATTGGCGTGCTCGGCCTCCTGGACGCTCTTGACGAAGGCGAAAATCTGGTCGGCCTGCCGGAGGATCGCGCCCCGCTGCTCGGGCGTGAGCGCCGCGATCGAGGGGAGCGACATCTCGCCAACATCGTCGAACTCGGCCAGTGCGTCGTCGAACGCCTTCTGCCGGCGCACGGCGCAAGTGGCCCGGATCGGGCAGAAACCGTCATCACACCAGTCGCCGGCGACGAGCGGCGGGTCGGGCTCGAAGCACCGCGCCGCGGCGATGGCCACGTCGTGCTCGAAATCGAAGAGGTCGAGCGCGTCGGTATCCCACGACTTGATCGGCTCGCCACCGGCACGGGGCTGGATGATGTGGAGGCTGATCTTGCGAAGCCGCTGATTGTGATAGCGCTTCGCCGCGCCGGCCCCGTAGAGGAAAAGCTGCGGGTTGTCCTCCGGGCTGACCGCGATGCCCTTGCCGTACTTGAAATCGCAGACGTGCAAGTGCTCGGCCTCGACATCATAGACCACGGCGTCGCCAGTGCCGAAGATCGCCGGATGGATGTGGCGCATGTCGAGCCGCTGCTCGACGTCGATAATGGCCACCCCCCTGCCCGCGTCGACGAGCGAGCGCACGAACTCGGCGTAGGTCGATACGGCGTCGACCATCTCGTCGGTGATCTCGAAGACGGTCACGCCGTTCGGCACCGCGACGTGCTTGATGCGCAGCTTTTCGTCGGCGATGTCGACGAAGTCGCCGAGGTGTTTCGCCGGGTCGATGCCCTGGGCGAGCACGAGGTTCGCCAGTTCATGGGCGGCCGTGCCCTCCGCGGCGTACCGCGAAGAGCGTTCGTCGATGCCCTCGGAAGCCTTGATGCTGCCGGGGCAGTTGATCCAGCGGTGCGCGGCGCTCGGGGCGAGCTGGGCGTGCGCCCGCTGGACGTGAGGCTTCGGAGAGCTGACGGTCATGCTATTCCTCGACTTCCCGCTGGGCCGCGTACTCGGCGAGCTTCTCGCGGCTCTCGTCGATCAGCGCTTGCACCTTGCCGAAGCTCTCCTCGGGGATGGTGCTGATCTTGCCGGAGGCGCCGAGCTTGGGCAGCATGTCGGCGAGGATGGTGGTGCGGATTTCGGCGACCTTGATGGTACGTCCGTCGACGACGGTCGTCGTTTCCGGTCCGACCTCCTTCGGCATCGCCTCGGTCCAGTCGTTGAGCAGGTCGATGATCGACGCCTTCACCTCGTCGAAGGTGATCGGCTTCACGTCGGGCTTAGTCTCGACGGGCTCGCGGGCCGCGGGCTCGCTCGGCGCCGCCGGCTCCGGTTCGGCCGCAGGGGTTTTGACGTCCGCCTTCGGCCGGCCACGGGTCTTCTTCGGCTCGTCGGCGGCCGCCGGATCAGCCGCGGCGACGACAGACGCGACCTGCAATTCGCCCGGCCCGTTTACCGCGGCGACGCCGATCCCGGCAAGCCCCTGCAGCACGGCGGACATTTCCTGCGGCGACTCGGCTTCAATGTTCAGATAGATTTTCATCTTGAGCAGTCCTTTCTCTAGTTTGCTCGTTGTTCTCTACATCGCCGGCAACACGAAGAGCGCCTTTGATGATCTCGCGGGACTGGCCGACAAGGTAGTATCCTTGGCCCCAGGCGGTGCCGATTTTGATGCCGAGCGGCTTCAACTTCGGCCGAAGACAGGCGACCACGACACGCAGAAGAGCGGTTGTATCGATCTCGTCACTCGTCTTGTTTTTGACCGTCGCGAACGCGGCGGCCTCGGTCGATATCTCGCCGCGCACGGCGATGGCAGAGAGAAATCTCGCCTCGCGCGGCGCCAGCCCCCACTCCCGTGGGAACCGAAGGTCCGGCTGCAACAGCGCTTTGAGCCGAGCGATTTCCTCGGCCGCCTCGGTACCGTCGTTGAGGCGCCTGAGCCGAACGATCTCGGCCTCGAGCTCTTCGATCCTTGCGGCACGCTCCCGGGCCAATTTGTGCCAATGTTCGGCAGACAGGTTGTTCATGCTGCGCTCCCGAAGACCTGGCCGAGCATGGCCTCCTTGCGGGCAAGCACGCGGGCGATGTCTTCGTCGACCGAACCGGCCACCGTCACGAAGCGCGCCATGCAGGGCCGCGTCTGGCCGCGCCGATGCACCCGCTTGATAGTCTGCCAGTTGTCCTTCGGCACCCACGACGGCTCGACGAGAACCGTCTCCGTCGCCCGGGTCAGGGTGATGGCCTCGCCGGCGGCGACCGTCTGGCCGATGAAGACGCGGCAGGTGTCATCCTCCTGCAGCTTGTCGACCTCGGCTTGCCGGTCACGGGTGCTGCCGTCGATCGACGCCGCGCCGGGGAACGCCTTGCGCAGGCGATCGATCACCTCGGAATGGTAGGCATAGACGCAAATCTTGCCGTCGTTGGCGCTCAGCCAGTCCTCGACGTACTTGATCGTCGGCAGGATCTTGGCGAGGCCGAGCAGCCGGCGCAGGTTCGAGAGGCCGGAGGCGATCTCGCGCAGCCCGTCGATGCCGCCCTTGTCGATCGCCTTCTTGGCCGCCAGCATATCTTCGCTGGCGCCGCGCAGCGACACGCCCGGTTCGACATAGAGTTGCTCGATGCGCAGCTCGGGGAGCGGCGTCAGGCCGTGCTCCCGGCGCAGCATGAACTCGGCCAGGATGCTCCGCAGCCGATCGAGGTGGCTCGGCCGCACGCCCATGACCTTCGGGCCGAAGGGCGTCTGGATGACGTTGGCGAAGATGTTGACGAACCGGCTCTCCGGGTAAGGCCCGGTCGGGCCACGAATGAGCTCGGGCCGCAGCGCATGAAGGTGCGTCCACAACTCGCCCGGATGGTTGGGCGCCGGCGAACCGGAAAGCAGGAAAATCTGGCCACCTCGCGCCGCAATGCTGCCCTCGCCGGCGTCGATGTCCGGCCCGTAGAAGAGCTTCGTGCGCTTGGACTTGGAGTTCTTGAGGTAGTGCGCTTCGTCGACGATGATCGCGTCGTAGCGGTCCTTGAGCCAGACGCCATCGATGCCGACGTGAGTGTAAATTTCGAGCTCCGGGTCGAGGATGCTGCTATGCGCGAAATAGCGACGCCAGTTCACGTTGACGCTCGGCGGCGCAATGACGAGCACGCGGCGGGCGCCGATCATGTCGCAGGCGCGCACCGCCTGGAGGGTCTTGCCGACCTCGCCGGGCTCGTCGCCGAGGAAGGCGCCGCGCTTCGACATGGCGAGGAAGCGCGCGCCCTCCTCCTGATAGGCGTCGAGGATTTGCATCAGTTCGCCTTGGGCGAGACTTCGTTGCGGGCGATGGCCCCGATCGCCTCGGCGGCCGTATCGTTGGTCATGATGAGATCGCCACCCTTTTCGGTGCGGACGATCAATGTGATCAGCGGGTGGTCGAAGTGCGCGGCGATGCCGTTGAGGTGCGACTGAAGGCTCTTCGTCACCGCGTCGACGGCCGCAATCTTGGCGCCTTTGCCGGCGTCGGCGATGTGGATAATCTTTCCCATTTTGCTCTCTGCTGAATGATGATCGGGAAGGCGTAGAAAGGTGGTCAGGACTCCATGTCGACCGGCTCGGCCACCTTTGCGGACACGGGTGCGAGCACGGTCCAAGCCGCGACATGCCAGAGGGCGATGGCATCGGCTTCGTTGTCGTCGGCCGGCGCGAAGCCGCGGCGAACCGCCTCGGCGATCATCGCTTCCTTCGGCGCGTTGCCGCTGCCGGTCCATCCCTTCTTGATGGTGCCGACGGGGACGCCTTCGTAGGGGATTGAGCGGTCCTCGCACCACGCCTGCAGGGTGGCCATCAGGCCGCCATAGACGTGCGCGGCATCGGTGCCGACGTGCCGGCGCACCTCCTCGAAGACCACGCGCTCGACCGGGTAAGCCGATTGCATCTCGTCGAGCCAGCGCCGGAACCGCACGAAGCGGATGCCGCCGCCATCATAGCGGCCCGGCTTGAAATTCTGCGAGCCCGACAGCAGCGCGCCCTCGCGCTCGCCGATGCAGAAGCCCGTCTTCGTTCCCAGGTCGAGTGAAAGTGTCGCCCCCATTTTCAATCCTCCATATCGCTCTTGGCGATTACCGTTTTATGGTCATCTAGGAAATCATTCCTAATGTCAACGTTCTCTTTCTGTTCACGCGCGACCTTGAGCGGAATAGAGTGCTCCCGCTCAAGCTCGTCGAGAACCTGCGCGCACTTTTCACGGTTGGATGGACGCAGCTTTCTCCCGTTCTCGATCTGCTTTACGGCGCCCGGGTTGCCCAGGGCCATATAGCCAAAGCGGGTCGCGGACAGGCCGATCGTAATCCTCAGCCGATGGAAGCGGGCAAGAATCTCTTCGTTCGAGAGCAATTTCTTTTTGGCAGCCATCGGGGGAGCGTCTCAGAGGATTCGAGAAGGTAGAGCACTCTTGCATCTTGACGCTCTAAACGCAAGAGCATATCTCAATGTTTGCTCTACACGGAAACGTGCCGAGCGCGGACAACTACAGAAGGAAAACCGGCCCATGCGCGTAGCCGTGGCCTTGAGCATCGACACGTCGCCGGTCGATGGAACGTTCTTCGGCGCCATCGCGGTCTTTCGCGGATCCACTCTTGTGGATGCGGTCTGCCACCTGCGGCGGCTCGGCCGCGACGGGCTGCGCACGCCGGCCGAGATCGACGGCGAGATCGCCGCGCTAATCGACAAGTCCGAGAAGAAGGAGCCGACGTGAGCCAACCGCTCGAGCCCCACCAAGTCGAGATCAGCGACGGGCTTACGCTCGCCGACATTCGCACGGTGGACGATTGCCACCTCGCGCTGCTGACGCTGACCCGCGACATCAATCGCATCGAGGAGCAGCTCGCCGACGGCGGCGGCCCGGCGCAATGGGCCGAACGGGCCGAGAGCTCGGTGCGCTTCAAGAAGGCGCTGCGCGAGGTCATCCGCGAGAAGATCGGCGCCATGCGGCGGGCCGAGCGCGCGGCAGCGGTCGAGAGCCGCAGCAACGTGCTCGTCGAGCAGTTCAAGACCGACTGGCCGGCGCAGTTCGCGACGTCGCTCGCTGCGGCTATGGCCGCTCACCCGGAGGTATGGCCGTGACCCGGCCGCGCCGCTTGAGAGGCATCGATGCCTTTTACTTTTTGAGCATGTCGATCGTCGCCGCCTCCCTGGTCGGCCTGATCGTCAGCTATGGAGCTTGGAAATGACCAGTGAAGCTACCGTGCCGGAAGCGGCGCTCAAGCAGGAAAGCCCCGAGTTCCGCGCCTGGGTCGAGACGCTGCCCGACGCGCATTGGGCGAAGCACGACCTGTCCGCGTGCCGACTTGGATGGGAAGCCGGACGCGCCGCCCTGCCTCACCTGTCCACCGCGATACGCGATGCGGCGCTGGAGAACGAAGCGCGCTTCCTCATCGAACGGCTTAACGAGCTGGAGCAGACCATCTCGTCAGGGGAGCCCGCTGAGGAAATCTACCGCGAGTTCAGCGGGCACGTCGCTCCATCGATAGCGCGCCTCCGGTCCACTCTCAAATCCATCCCCGCTCCCGCCGCGACCCGCCGTCACAAGAAGCGCGGCACCGAGTACGTGCTGCTCGGCTATGGCCGGATGCAGGCGGAAAGCTGGGCGGATGCAAGGGCAATCGCTGATGCCCTGCTCGGATTGGCAGACCCTCCCCTAGGTGATCCTCCACATACCGTCGACATGCGCGAGGTCGCCATCTACCGCTCCGTCACCGATCCGAACGAAACCTGGGTGCGCCCGCGCGAGGAGTTCGAGGACGGCAGGTTCGAGGTGCTGCCCGGCGCAGCAACAACCAAGGGCGCGCACTACGGTCCGCTCGATGCCGAGGTTCGCGCGCATCTCGGCATCGAGCCCGCTCCTGCCGAAGGTAACGAGGCAGAGGCAGAGGCGCAGGTGCGTAGGGCCTTCGTCGTGCCTGATGGCTATGAGGCTGTGCGTGACGCTGAGGGCCGAGCGACTGGCGAGGTACGGCCCGCCGCCCCAGCACAGGCACCGGGAGAGCTGGAGCTGGCCGATCCAGACGCTTTCATCCCCGTGATGGCCCGCGCTCGCTGCGGCGATGAGAATAAGACGATAGTTGGTCGAGCAGTCGCCGAAGCCACATGGCGCGAGCTTCGCGAAAAGGGCTTCCGTATCATTCATTCCGACGCCATCGCCGCGTTGACCCGGCAGGAACAGCGCGGGGCAGTGGAGGTCAGCGATGACAAGGCGCTCGCCGTGCTTCCCGATGGAGATAGCGTGTGCCTCTCAGGCCGATTTGCCGGATGGCTCATGCGCCGCCATCCTGATGGACAGTGGATCAGCGTTCAGAAGCTTGAGCGCCGCGACCCGACCGAAGGGAATCCACTTGCTGCCCTCGCCACTACCCCGGTTCATCAGGAGGCGGGGGAATGAAGAAAACGGCATACGATTATTTCGGCCCCGAGATTGGTCCGCTTTGTCAGGAATGCGGTTCTCGCCATGTACGATCCTATATTCACCCGGAGGATCGATTGCAGGGCTCGCAAACCAAAGACGGCGGCTATGGTTACGGGTTTGAGTACGACCGCGAGGCCGCGAAGAAGTGGAGATCGGTTCATCAGGAGGCAGGCAAATCATGACCCCCACCCCATCCAATGCGCAGCCGGTGGCGCGCCATGTAATCGATTGGACGCCGGATCGTGATGATCCGGCGGTGTCGATCAAGATCGGCGGCAAGGATATCGTGGTAGCGCTCAATAGCGCCCGAGCCGCCCTCTCCAATATCGAGAAGGAACGGGATGATGGCTGACCGGACATGTCGTGCTGGATCATATGTGAGCGTCGAAGCCGACGGCATTCATTATGGGCGGGTCCTAAAACTTGAGCCCGGCCGCGCCCTGGTGAAATGGAACGGGGTGGAGAAGCCCTCGTGGATTGACGATCTAAACCTCCTCCAGCGCGACGGTTCTCCATGGGATGCAATCGGAGTTACCCGCGATGACCGCTGAACCAGATCGCAGGCTGACGCTCGCCAACGACAATCTGCCGAAGGACGTTGCCGATGCCGTCGAATATCTCAGGACTGGCGGCCTCGGCGAGATTCTGATCGGCGCGGACATTTCGATGAAGTCCGGCCTCCCCGCGGTGCAGATGGATTCTGCCATGGCCGTTGCGCTGTGCCTGTTGGCTTCGGAGGCGCAGCAGAAATGACCAGCGTCCCTCTCCACCTCCTTGCCATGCTCGCCATTGCTGTTGGCGTTGGCCTCGTCGTCGCCATCTGCCACATGCTCGGCCTTTCGCTCCCCTGGTGACGGCCGCCGGCCTTGCGGGCCGCAGGGAAAAGCTTGACTTCCGTGTAGAGAAATACGAGCGTCATGCCGCCGATTTGCTCTACCTCCGGCTTTTCCCCGTGGACAACCCTCCTATGGAGTACCCGCCATGCCGAACGTCGCTCTCGAGAGTGCGCTGCTGCTAGCCGCGCTCGACCTTCGCGTCTTCCCGATCGTCCAAGGCAAGAAGATGCCGGCGTTCAAGGGCTGGAAGCATGAGGCGACGACCGACCCGGTCCAGATCCACGCATGGTACGAGGGCGCTTACCGCGACTGCGGTGTCGGCGTGGCCACCGGCAACGGCGTGATGGTCATCGACGCCGACGTCAAGCGCGATCAACCCGGCCTCGCGTCGCTGCAGCAGCTCATCGACGAACACGACTGGCAGCCGACGCTCGAGGTTGAAACACCATCCGGCGGCCGGCATGTCTATCTGCGGGTCGGCGACGGCAAGCTCATCCCCAACATCATCGGCACCCTCCCCGGCTTTCCCGGCATAGACATCAAGGGCGATGGCGGTTTCGTCGCGGCGCCCGGCTCGATCGGCGCCAACGGCCTGCCCTATAAGATAATCCGGTAAAGACCGATGATCGCCGCAGCGCCAGAGTCGCTGCTCGCCCTTGTCCGCCGAAGCTATACGCCGCGGCCATCCGCCCAATCAAAGCCGGCGGTCGAGCTCGACTCGCCGGAAGCCATCGTCCGGGCCATCGCGTGGCTGGAGAGCGATAGAGCACCGGAAGCCGTGGAAGGCAGCAGCGGCAACCCGACAACCTTCCGGCTCGCCTGCCGGGTCAAGGATTTCGGCCTCTCGCCAGCCGCCACGCTCGACGTGATGCTCGGCCACTGGAACGAAACCAAGGCGTTCCCGCCATGGGATGCCGGCGACCTCGAAGCGATCGTCGCCAATGCCTTCGAGTACGGTACGAGCCCGCCAGGCGGCAAGACGGCCGAAGCCGAGTTCGACGTCGTCGAGATCGAAGAGCCGGCGGAATCGGCAAAGCCGCGACGCGCCGGAATGCACCGCGTGCGGTTCGACGAAGCCGTGCAGATGGCGACGACCCAAGCCAACCCGGCGCTCGTCGAGGACGTGCTCGACCAGCACAGCTTCGGCGTGTTCTACGGCCCCTCCAACAGCGGCAAGACGTTCCTCGCGCTCTCCATAGCCTACCACGTCGCTATGGGCCTTCCTTGGGCTTCCCACGCGGTTGCAGGTGGCACCGTGCTCTATGTCGTCGCCGAGGGCGGCCGCGGCATCAACAAGCGGCTCGCCGCGCTCAATGCGCACTACAAGCCGGCCACCCTACCACCGCTCGACCTGGTGCCGTCGCCGGTCGACCTCAAATCGAACGACGCCGACGTCAAGCGCATCGTCAAGCTCGCGCGCGAAGCCGCGGCCGAGCATGGGCAGCCATTGCGAATGATCGTCATCGACACGCTTTCGCGCGCGTTGGCCGGCGGCGACGAAAACGCCTCGACCGACATGGGCGCCTTCGTTGCGAACGTCGATCGGCTGCGCGAGGCCACCTCGGCCACCGTCGTGGTCGTCCATCACACCGGCAAGAACGTCGCCAACGGCGCGCGCGGCTGGTCCGGCCTGCGAGCTGCGATCGATACGGAAGTCGAGATCGGCGAAGGCGGCGTCATCTCTTTCGAGAAGCAGCGCGACCTCGAAAAGATCCCCGATATCAGGTTTCGCCTCGAGGTCATCAATCTTGGCCATGGGGCGGCGGGCAAGGACATTACATCCTGCGTGCTGCACCCCATAACCGCGGCCGAAGCCGAGTTCGATGCGCAGATCGAAGTCTCGCCGATGGCCAAGGATTATTTCGACACCCTGGCGGCGATGGGCGACGAGCCGGTTTCGCTCGGCCTGTGGAATGCGGCGTTCGACGACTTCCTGCGCAGCGTCTCGCAGCCTGCGATCGGCGACAAGACCAAGCAGCGCCTGCGGTCGACACTCGCCGAGGCCGGCTGGATAGAGCGGTTCGGCAAGACCAAGTGGCGGCCGTCGCTCACTCAAACGCAAGAGTAGATATAGCAGTTCTCCGGGCCGGTCGCGGTACTGGACAAGGGCGGTTTGTCCACTTTGTCCAGCACCGCCGGCGTCGAGCTTGCCGGACAAAGTGGACAGCAACTGGACACTAGAAAAAGCTTTATGATTTCAAAGATGTAGTCGGTAGTGGACAAAGTGGACAAAGTGGACAGACAAGCTCCGATGCGTAGGGGCGCAAGTGGACAGCACCCCCCTCTCCCCTTTAGGGGGAGGGGTGCCCACTGCGTCCGCATGGGTTTTCAGGGCATTGACCATCCACAAACCGGAACCTATTTTTGAGGAGGTGGCCCTGATATTGTCGGGAGCCGGGCAAGCGGCGACTTGCGGATTTTGGACGCCGCAGGAAATGGGCAGGCGAGATTTTGGACGCGACCATAGTGTGGGCCGGACTTGTCATCGCGGCAGCGGCAGCCGGCGTCGGATGGGTGATCTGGCGCGCGACTTCGGAAAGCAACGCGATGAACCGGGAAGCCGCGATGCAGCGCCAAGCGGAATTGACCGGCGCGGCTGTCAAGCAGGCGGTGGCCGAATTGATAGACGAGGGACGGCTTGGCGTGAGGCGCTAGGGGGCTATTCTGACCCGCCGGCTAGGGTAGTAGCCGAGAGGGGCTTTCGGCCGCTGGCGGGCTTCCTACGCGATTTTAGCCGGGCGCCAGGATGAGGCTAGGAGAGGCGGCAAAAGAAAACGCCGCGCTGGGATTGCGCGGCGTGGCATTGGGTGAGGAGAAGGGCGAGCACGACGACCGCGAGCACGCCTCGAGCGAAGTAACCGAGGAGGAGGGCCATGCTGGATATTCATGCTCCCCGGAAATTGGCAATGGTGCTGGCGGCAACACCTTTGGCCGTTTCGATCCAGTGATGATCTCCAGTTGCAGAACGAAAGAAGCGCTCCGCTTCCTCTCGAGAGGCTATCCACTCGATTTGCTTGCGCTCGCCCTTGTATCCGACGGAAAGGTGGCCTAGCGGCCGCGTGCGGTAGAAGGCGACAGCGTCGCGGCCGCCGAAGGATAGGTAATCGAGCGGGGCGCCGGCAAGGAACTGTTCCAAGGTTGTCATTGGTCAGCCCTCCTCCTGCGCGTTAAGCTCGGCCGCCTTGCGCAAGGCCGAGTCGTAGCTGCGGTACAAGATCACGCGCCCGCGCCTGTCGGAGTGTTGTTGTAGGTACGGATCGTGACCGATCCGATAGTCATTACGGCAGACACGCCACCCGCCAGGGTGTCCGGACGCGGGGCGCCATTGCAGATGCCAGGCTATGTCGTCGGCAGTCATAGGTTCGCGGAGGGCCATCGCTCAATCCTCCTTACCTAAAGGGACGACTTTGAACTCCCACTCGGGGTTGTCCTCCGCGTTCTCATCGATCAGGGCCTGGGCCCGTTCTGCGGTCGCGAAGCGACCGGCGTGGATGCGTAAATTGTTGACCTTACCTGACGACGTGAGAAAGCCAAACTTCCGTTCGCCTTTCAGGCGGCACTTGATCGCGTAGTCCATAGCTAAATTCCTCTCGTATTTCTCTACACGGCGGGCGAGCGAAAGCGCTCTGCGGGCCGATGGGTTAGCGGGTCAGGTTGATGAGGTAATCGCTGACGTCCGGCAGGTAGCAGATGACGATGGCCAGGAAGGCAGCGAGAGACAGGGCGGCGGCGCCGTCCTTGAGGAAATTGCGGATCATGCCGGCTCTTCCTCTTCTGCGGAGAGGAACGCGTGAAGCGCGGCTCGCGCGTCTTCCAAGGTGTCGTAAGGCTCAGAGAGCGCTTCGAGAACTTGCTTAACCGTCTTGCCCCGTTTGGCGGCGAGCGTTGCAGCCGAACCGACCATCACGGCGCTGTCGGCGCGATACCAGCGCCAATCGGCGCGTTTGACGTTGCCCAGGCGGTCCGTACGGATCACCTCGGCGAAGCAATAGACGATATTGGGAGCGCCATCTTTGCAGCGCAGATGTCGCGTTCCGTCGTACTTGGTGACAAGGGCGAGATCGCCTTTGTGAGCTTTGTGAGCCGGAGGGGTTTGGTTATCTGAAGCGCGGATCATGCCGGCTCTTCCTCGTCATCGAAGATCGGCGCCCAATCCGGGTCGGGGTGGATCATGTCGGCGATCGAAGGGAACTTGTCCAAAGGATAGGACACGCTGCGATGCGTCCATTTGTGCCCGTTGCCTTTGAATGCGGTAAGCGTGAGCTCCCCGCCGGCGACGTTGCAGGATTGGAAATCCCTGTCATTCGTCATGGCGAGCAGGTGATCGCGAAGCGTCATCTTGCCGACACTGCGAGCTTGGCGATCGGTCGCGTCATAGACGACGTGCTTGAAGCACTCGACGGCCGGCATCCAAATGGAGCCGACCAGGTAGCCTGAGATTGTGATGCTGATGGTCATCATTTCGGTTTGGCTTTCGGGTTGTTGAGAGCGAGCATATCTCTATGCCGGCTCTACATCACTCTCACAATACTCTTGCGTTTGTCAAGTCCGCTCCACGATGTTAAAATCTCTTAACCAAAAACCGGTTAATCGCTAAATCCGAGAATAGAGGATGTGCCTGAAATGCCGAGAACCGTTCGCAGCCGCTTGCCGGCCCAAGTTGTTGATTTCCTTGAGGAATTTGTCCGCACTGGCGACTGGAAAACCGCCGCGATCAACGTCGCGGTTCATCCGCGGGCGGCCGAGCGCTTCTACCGCGAGACGATGGATCATCCCGACGCTCGGGAGGCTTATGACCAGATCCTGCGGACTCGCTTCTCTCACGCGCGGCCGATCGCCTTGAATTTGCTGCTGGAAATGGTTCAGGACCGGACGGAGCGCTATTCCGGGCCCGTCAAGCTCGGGGCAGCTCAAACCTTGGTCAAACTCGGCGACAAGGCGGAGCTGCAGCCAAGCGGCCGCAAAGACCTCCACGAGATGACGCGGGAGGAGCTGCTGGCGATTGTCGACAAGGGCGAACAGGAGCTCGCCTCGCGTGCCAAAATGATCGATAAACCGTCAATTAGCGAGACAATCGACATCCAAGTGTCTGAGATGGAAGACTAATTACCGCCTTGACTAGGCGGTAACAGTCCCTCGCGGCCGTTTGTGCCAGTGGGTCGATCGCTTGCCGCGCGGGAAGGCTGATCCCGACCCCCTGGGGAGGCGTCGCTCGATCGTGTTCGCGAACCGCGCAGGCTCACTGACAAATTTTGCGCTCTGCAGCTACCCAATTCCACTCTTGCATTTCGCTCTTTACATTTCTCTAGACCCGCTCTACGTTCCTCGACGTTGCAGTGACCCACGCGTCCCCTAGCAAAGTTGCCGGGCCGGAAGCTCTAATCTCCTCCCGGAGACTTCCGACCCGGCAGCCTACTCACCCAAGAGAGCGCCCCAATGGCCGCAACCGCTGTAGCCGTAATCGTCCTGAGCGCCGTCGCCGTGGTGATCGCCGCGGTGGCCTTCGCGGCCCTGCTGATTGCGGCCGACGTCATCATGGCCACCGTTCGGAAGCTCCTTCGGTGAGCGTCCTGCCCGACAACAACCCGAAAACGCATGTCGGCCGCCTCAAGCCGAGCCTGCACGCCATCCCCCCGAGCGCGCTGATCGCGCTGGGCCTCGCGATGGAGAACGGCGAAGGCAAATACGGCCTCATGAACTGGCGCCACAACGAGGTGGCCAGCAGCGTCTATTACGACGCGGCGCTGCGCCACCTGCTCGCCTGGTGGGATGGCGAGGATATCGCCAGCGACAGCCACATCCACCACCTCGGCCACGTCATGGCCTGCTGCGCCATCCTGATCGATGCCGAGATCGGCAACTGCCGCATCGACGATCGGCCGGTGGCCGGCCCGACAGCCGCGTTCATCGACCACCTGCACCAGCAGCGCATCGACGCCGCCACCCAGGTCGCGATGGCCCGGATCAACGCCGTGGCCGAGCCGGAAGACTGGCCGACGGCCGGTATGGACGTCAGTCGTCAGCCGCTGCCTTGGTGGCGGAAGTATTTTTCCCGAAAACTCAAGGAGGCTCAGATGCCCACCGAACTCGAAACTATCGCCGCGGCGGTCGCCCGCAGCGAGGCGTCCAGCGAAAAGACGCTGGCGCTCGTGCAGACGCTCTCGACCAAGCTCGAAAATATCCGCGCCACCACGAATGACCCGAGCACGGCTACCCAGCTGATGGCGCTCGCGGCGTCGCTCAATGCCGAATCCGACAAGGTCGACGCGGCGGAAGCCGCCGGCGAGGCCGCCGTGGCAGACCCGGGGCCTACCCCAGCGGATGGGTCCTCGGACGCGTCTGGCTCGACGCCGACGGGCGCCTTCGATACGACGGGATCGACCGACACGACTTCTTCTTCTGCTGACCCCGGCACGACGACCAGTGCGCCCGATCCCGTCGACCCCGGCGCGCCGGCCGATCCGAATATGCCGTCGACGCCTGCGCCCGCCGATGCGACCGCGGCAGCCGACCCGGCGCCGGTGGCCGACCCGACGGATGCGACTACCGCTGCGGCCGACCCGGAAAGCTGATTTCTGGCGCGATGGGCGCTCGAAAACGAAGCCGTCGAGAGCGATCTCGGCGGCTTTTTTTTTCGTGGTCTAGACCAGCGAGCCGTTGGAATGGACGTTCGGGTTGGAACTGCCCATGCCGGCTGCGCCGTTCGGGTTGCCGTCGTTGAGCGCCGGCGCCGCGGCTTTGGCGTATTGCTGCGACGGGCTGAGCGACGGGTTGACCACGCCGACGCGCGTGTAGCCGCCGTTGCCGTTCGGCACATAGGTGTAGCCGTTGGTCGAGGCGATCGGCGAGATCGGGGCTTGTGCCGCAGGTTCGAGTTGCAGCGGCGCCGCGGGCTTGACCGGGATCTTGACGGTGATCGGCTTGGCGATGGTCTTTGGCGGCGCGGGCGCTTTCGGCACCGAGGCGCCGGCATAGCTCGAGGGCAGCACCACGTTGCCGTTGGCGTCGAGCGACGGGGTGTCGACACCTTCGACCCCGTAAATGGCCGAGTTCTGGTCCTTGAGCCACGCCGAATAGGCAGGATTTGCGACCTGCTCGATCTCGGTTTTCGTGGTGAAGGCCGGCGACTCGTCGGTTCCGTGCGTCGTCGCTGGCGCTGAGGTCGGCGTGGTGATCGTGGGTGCCGGAGAGCTGAAAGGCGCGTCGCCGACCGCCGTCAACAGCGACGACCACCCGCCATCATCGAAGGTGGCCGGGCTGGAAGACCGCGAACCGCCATTCGCCTGCACCGCCTGGGCCTCTGCGGAAGCCGCGCCTGCCGGCGTGACGCCGGAGGGCAACTGCACGGTGCCGGCGATGCCGGAATTGGTCTGGCGGGCGCCGGAATTTGCGGCATTTTCGGCCGCTTGCCGGTCATCCGGCGAGCCGCCGTAGTTGAACGGGCCGCTCGAGACGGAATAGGGGTTTGGCAGCCCGGGAACGGGCGTCGTGCCGACCGTAGGAGTCGGAACGCCCAGCAGGCTCTGCCATGTCGTCACGCCGACGGACGGGTCGGGGTCGCGATCATCGGGCGAGCCCGACGAGTTCATGGCGACGGGCGCCGAATAGCTGAAAGGCGCGCCGCCACGGTCATCCGGCGAGCCGCTGCTGTTTGGCGGGGCGGCAACAGCCGGTGCGGCAGCAGCGGCCGGGGCGCCGCTGGAAAACAGGCTCTTGAAGAAATCGCCGGCCTTGCTGCCGGCCGTCTGCGCGACATTCTCGATCGAGTTGACGGTGTTGGCGAGGTTTTGCTGCGCGCCCGGCACCTGGCTGTCGAGCAGCAGCTGGATCGGCGTGACCTGGCGCGGCGTGTTGGCGACCTTGGTGAAGCTGCCGTCGGAATTGGCCCTGAAACTCGCTCCGTCGGCGGTCTGGTAGACGTCGCCGGCCACATAGGTGTTGCCGGAAGGCGCCGTCACGACCGGAGCGGCCGGTGGCGCGACGTTGATCGGTGTCGAGGCGTCGAACGGCAGGCCGGAATCTGCCGCGGAGCCCCATCCCAAGCCGGTGTCGGTTCCTGTCGAATAGGGGTCGATCGGAGACGACAAGGCCGGCGTATCCGCCGGCAAGGATGATCCATATCCTGCGGGTGGGGAGAGCGGAAACGGAGGCGCCTCAACATTTCCCGGAATATCGGCGGGCGGGACAGGCTTGCCACTCATTGTCGAGAGCAGTTGGGCCGACATTTCCTGATTGTTGGCCAAGCCGCCGTCGCTGGATATGCCGAAACGTTTCTCGAAAGCGCGGGTCGCGCCGTCGTCCCAGGTGCCGCCGCCCATTGCTCCGTCCATCTTGGGCGTGACGTCGAAGTGCATGAGATCGGGCGTGGAGTTGCCGGCGCCTGGATTGAAATACCCGCCCCAGCGGAAAGTGTCGTTGAGCTCGGGGTACTGCTGCTGCTGGACGACCCGCGCAGTTTGGGCGAATTGCTCGTAGGCCGGGAAGTTTTGTTGGTAAGAGCCTTCCTGTTGAAAGCCGCTGCCACCGTAGTTAGTAAGCAATTCGCCGGTCTTGGGGTCTTGGAGGTAGACGTCCATCGCGTAGCCGCCCGGATGGTTCGAGGTTCCGGCGGCGCGGCCGGCTACTCCCGAGAAGGCCACGACGTTGTAGGGCGAGAGCGACGCGGCGGTCTGCATGATCGAGACGAGGCGGGGATCGATGGAGACAGTCTTGCCGTCGATGGACGCTGAGGAGCGGTATGTGCCGAGGCCCGAAATGGGGTG